CGTATTCACGCGCCTTGTTATCTTCGTTACGACCAAAGGAAACAGTAATCTCATTTTTAATAAGATCACCCAAGTCGCTGTTTCGAAGCCAGTTAAAAGCGCCCTCCCGTTTATCAACAGGAATAGTTGCGCTGTAAATTTCTTTAATCTCTATTGAAGATCCATCTCTTAGTTTCATGGTTTTCATTTTCATAGAGTCCATAATTTCAGGTATTACTTGTTGTGATAGTTTATCTGCTTGTTCTTTTTTTCTTGATAATCTTTCTTCATCCATTTTAATTTCGTCCTCTAACTTTTGTAGTTGTAAAACATGACTAGATAGTGTCTCTGGATTATTTAATTCGTTCACTTGCTGAGGTGCATCCTCAATAAATTTTTGTTGTAAATCATTCATTAATCTCTCCTTTCTCGTATAAATTTATTTTTATAGGGTAGTATTTTCTTTCTTGCTTGTCCCATTTTAACAAATTGTATTTGCCATTTGTCATATCAGAAACGATAGAACATGCAACACCAATTATTGCAGGGTCACCTGTTAACAACAAATAATCATCCGATGTAAAATTTTTTAATAAACTTCTTAATTTGAATATTAAAGGTCCTGGTGAAAAAATAATTTGAGATAATTCCGGAAGTAAAAATTTAAATTCACCATACTTAGAGGCACCCATAATATTTATTCTTGGATTGCCTTCTTTAGTTCCCGGTATTTCCTGTATAACGTAAACTATATTTTCTTTCATGCGTTGACATATAGTCGATCATGGATTATATGTCAACCCATACAGGAGAAAAAACATGGATTATAAATTTAAAACACAGCCATACGCTCATCAGCTTAAGGCGTTAGAGAAATCTTGGGATAAAAAATGCTTTGCATATTTTATGGAGATGGGTACGGGTAAATCTAAAGTATTAATAGATAATATGTCTATGCTTTATGACCAAGGTAAAATAAACGGTGTTCTAATTGTGGCACCAAAAGGTGTATACAAAAACTGGTATGATCAAGAAATACCAAATCATTTGGTTGATCATATAGAAAAAAATGTTGTGTTATGGCAAGCAGCTATCACTAAACAACAGCAACAAAATTTAGACACATTATTTAAAACAGGCACAGATTTGCATATATTAATTATGAATGTAGAAGCATTGTCCACTAAAAAAGGTGTGGACTTTGCAGCTAAATTTTTAAATTCTCATGACACTATGATGGCAATTGATGAGTCTACAACAATAAAAAATCCAGAAGCAAAACGTACAAAAAATATTGTGAGCCTTGGTAGATCTGCAAAGTATAAAAGAATACTAACAGGATCTCCTGTAACAAAATCACCATTGGATTTATATAAACAATGTGAGTTCCTTGACCCTTGGCTCCTGGACCATCAATCTTATTACTCGTTTAGAACTAGATACGCTATTATGAAAACAGCAAACTTTGGTGGTAGGTCTGTGCAGATTGTAGTTGGCTATAGAAATTTAGGTGAATTATCCGATAAACTAAAACCTTTTTCTGACAGGGTTTTAAAAGATGATTGTTTAGATTTACCAAAGAAAACTTTTATGAAAAGAACTGTGCAACTAACACCAGATCAATTTAAAGTTTACACACAAATGAAAAGAGAAGCTCTTGCCATGATGAATGGTAAGATGATCACAACTGCAAATGCATTAACACAATTAATGAGACTACAACAAATTACGTGTGGTCATTTCAAAGCAGATGATGGCACAGTGCATGATATTAAAAGCAACCGTTTAGATGAACTTATAAATGTATTAAATGAAATAGAGGGTAAAGTTGTTATATGGGCTCACTGGCAGAGTGATGTAAGACAAATTATAAAAGCACTTGTAGATGAGTTTGGTGATGATTGTTTTGTAGATTACTATGGTTTAACACCACAAGATGAAAGACAGAATAATATAAAACGTTTTCAAGAAGATGATAAATGTAGATTTTTTGTAGGCACACCGCAAACAGGTGGGTATGGTATTACACTTACAGCTGCTAGTAATATGGTTTATTATTCTAATGGTTATGATTTAGAAAAAAGACAACAGTCAGAGGCACGTATTGATCGTATTGGTCAAACTAAACCCATGACATATATTGATATTATTTGTGAAAATACTGTTGATGATAGAATTGTAAAAGCTTTACGTAAAAAAGTTAATATTGCAAGTCAAGTTATGGGTGAAGAATTAAAAGCTTGGATCTAAAGTTTTTGTAGTAACACCACAATCACACCACCCATACCAGACATAACAGCCCCCATAGACACAAGTAGTATTCTTTCTATCCTAGTTATCTGTCCCTGTAGCTGTTGCATGCGATCGTAAGTTTGCTTTTGCATTATTCTGCAAAGCTTCTCGTGTGATTCTATTCTTTGAAGTGCGTTATCTTTTGGCATTGAACAATCCTTTAATAAAAAATTGAACTGTTCTGTAAACGAAAGTCCACGCAGTTTTTAATGTTCTTCTTTTGCCTGTACCAAATGCAACATAGTCTTTAAATTCTTGGTAGTGGTTTTTAGCATTACCTTCATCAATTGCTTTTTGACCATAGTATCTGTATCCTCTTCTTATAGCTTCACCCCACCACGTTCTGTGTAAATTTTTAACACACCAACGAACAGCTTCTCTCTTTGTGTCTTTTGTAAATGCACCAGAGTTAACAGCATGAGTTGCAATTACACAGCCGCTTCCAGCTCCGGGTGACCCTCCACCTTGACTAGGTGATCCTCCACTACCACCGCCTCTTCCTGGAGGAGCCGATGCAGTTGTTACATTACTATAATCAGGTTGACTTGGTGCGCTTGGTGCAGGATCTCTGTCTGCTCCACCGCTTCTGAGTGCTTGAAATTGTGCAGTTGTTACACCTTGTGAAGTTTTGGCAGGTGCACTTGGTGCAGGATCACGATCTGCCCCTGATCCCACTAAAGATTCAAAATCATCTTCCAATGGAGTTATAGTTTGTCGCTCTGTTGTTTTTTCTTGTACTTTTTCATTAATTGCTTGTCCTAAAAATCGACCCTCTGTAGGGATTTGCCCTGTTTCTTCCATGTATTCATTTTCAAGTTGTCTTTCTCTATTAAAGATATCTTGTTTGTCTTTAGCTGTAAAATCAGAATCTGTAAGTTCTGTTGTTTTGGGCTGTAAATCTACAAAACTAACCTCATCATCAAAAGTATCTGCATCAAAAGTTCCTATTCGATCTGTTGTTATTGATGGTGTGGTATCCATACCACCTAACTCAACAGCTCCTTGATCTACATCATCAGCTGACATTCTAATTTCTTCTTCCAAAAGTTCTTTTCTAAGTGCATCTTCATCTTCTTTTCTTATGAAAACAGGAATTCCTCTTGAGTCTATTACAGTTCTACCTAACTCTTCTATCTCAATTGGATCATCCTTAATAGTTGTAGCTGCTGGTGGTATGCTTGGATCTATATCACCTCCAAAAAAATCTTTATATTCTAACTCTGCTAATCTTTTATCCTCTGCAGCCGTGATACCTAATGCATCTGCCTCTTTCTTTTTATCTGCTTTTAATTTTGCTAATTTATCTGTTTGTTGTTTTGTTGCTACCGCGTCATAATCAGGAGAGGTAATATCGTACTTGCTAAATTTATTTAAACTTTCTTCTATTGTATCTATTCTCTCTTGATAAGCATCTTGTAATCCATATTGTGTTGGAGTTCCAAGTCTACCACCTGTTATCGTATTTAAAAAACCTCCTGATACAGGATTGTATCCAGCCATCAACTCACCCGGTGCCACTCTGCCTATGTCATCTCTAGTATATAAATCATCTATTATACCTACCCTTGGGTCTTGTTCTGGTAATACTGCTTTTAAACCTTCTATAAAAATAGAAACTGGTTTACCTACAGCTGCATTAAGAGCGGTCATGACAGCTGCTTTTTCAACATCCAAATTACCTAATCCTATTTTTTCTAAAAATGTTTCAGGTTCGTCT